TTAACCCCATGTTGCGCCTGAAGATGATGCCGAAATGGTTACCCAATCCGTGCCGTTCCACAACTTTAGCGTGTCGTCGTCCGTATCGTGCCAGAGAGTTTTTCCTGCTACCTTGTTTGTAGGTTCTGCTGACTGACTGTACAAAACAGGCATTGCGTCTATCTTGTCGAAATTTGTGTTGAGGACACTAACATCAACGTTGTCCGTTCCAGCAGGTTTAGTTAGTCCGTGATTTGTAGTAGTTGTCGGCATATTAACTCTCCCTCAATGACCAGTTTCCGCTCGTATCTTTCGCATAAACATTTATCGTGTTTGTGCCTAAATCAAGTTCGGCAGCGTTTATCTGTGCCACCACGTCCGTACCTGCGTCAAGTTTCAAAAGCTCGTTCCAGCTCTTCGTACTCTGCGCTCCCCACGTTTCATCTGAGAGGTTAGACCAGTCTTTGGTAAGCTCTTCTAAGAGCGTTCCTGTGTCGTATGAAGAACCGTCTTTCATTATTCGCCATGCGGTTAGGTCAGAATCAGACTCGAAAGTTACCAATGCGGAATCGAATCCGCTCATGTATGACAATCTGTATCTGTTAACAGAGAGTATCGAAACGCTCATACAAAGCTCACGTCCAGCTTCGCTCGCTTTAGAGAGACAGAACCTCTTATCTCCGCGTACCATTCATAGTAATACGAGTACATGGTGATAGGGTCTGTCGGGTATGCGCTTTCTGACTGAGCAGGAAGCTGGTAGATGTAGAAGTAACTTCCGGCAGCGAGCCTATGCTCAGCTCCGATAGTTATAGTGTCCAAAAGGGTCAAGTTGCTGTCATACACTTTCAGCCTGACGAGATCAGGGTCAACCGCATCGCCAGAATAGTCCTTGAACGTTGCATTTAGTTTTATAGAGTTACCTGATTGATAAGGCATTGTCTCACTCCCACTCAACAGAAAGTTCTATCTCTCTAGCACTTTCGCTTGCCTTAATGTCCTGAGTCTCTTCTGCCGAAACGAGAGCCATAACAGCCTCAGATAGTTGTATCGGCATAGTTGCCTCTGTGATTTGCAAGTCTGCTGTCTCTTCGCTAATAAGGATTTCAAGAAACACCTCGGCATCAGCCATAACCACAATGGATTTCTGAGCTATGTTGGATACGTTGAAGACCTCATCTCTCGTCCTAGCGAATATCGTAGCCACTCCGTGATGAACCTCGTTGAAGGAGATAAGACCTTCGAACCTGTCTCCGTTCAGGGTCAGTATCACGTTGTACCTAGCGCCTTGAGAGTCTATGATGAATACGTCGTGCCATGAATCGAGAGCTTCGTTAGCTTGAATGATGATCGGTAAAGGCTCTCTCTTTGTCGTGTAGTCAGGACACTTGATCTCTATTACAGGTGATGTGGTGTCCAGTTCCAATATGAAGTAATTCATACAATCACCCCAAAAGGAGAGAGGCTAACGCCCCTCCCCATTAAGCTGACCAGTTTCCAGCGTCATCTTTCACGAACACTTTTATGATCTTTGCTCCGTCTCCTCCGCTTGCAGCCTCGAGATCAGCTCCTTTTATGGTAACGGTTATTGGAGTGGCAGAAGGATAGTTGCCAGTACTTCCAGAGACGTTTACAGATCCTCCTGCTGTTCCAATCTGCGTACCTGTGTCGTGAGCAGCTCCAGACGTGGCAACGACTTTCACCTTGTACTCGTCAAATATCGAATCAGAAGAGAACTGGAAAGTCATACTGTTCTTTCCAGCAACCTTCGAAATTTTCGTGGCAGATACGTTGGATACAGTTACGACAGGCAGCGTCATATCCAGAATGATGGTGTCGCTTGCCTGAGAGCTTTCGTTGTAAACGTCGTCTCTTATCTTCAGATAGACGGTCTTGCTTCCGTCTCCAGAAGATAGCTTGACCTGTTGAGAAGTTGAGTATGAAATCCACGACGACGCGCCTTCTGTTGCTTGAATACTCGGGTTGTGGGTATCGTCCACATCTCCCCAAATCTTCATCTGATAGCCAGTAGTGGGGCTGTCAGTCGTTCCGATAGTTGCTGTTACAAGTTGAGCCGTCGCATACTCAGCACCGCTATCCAACGATATAGACGGACTCGCAGGGCCAGTAGTATCCAACGTTAACGTAAAATAACTAGCCATCTCTCCACCTCATTTGTGAACTGTTGCTTGAATTGTGTTTTAATGTTGAGAATTGTTAGAAGTAATAGCGGTTTCCACACGCGCCGAGAGAAAGTTTTTTTCTTATGCTCCTGTTAAAGAAATCTACGGAAGTCCACCATATTACATATGATGTTGTAAATTCGCTCAAAGGCACACTCCATATAACTTCGGATGTTCCAACTGGCGGATACTGAGCATAAGGGCCCGCATAAAGTGAAGGTCTTTTCGTCCTAGGATCTCTAGGGAGAGCATACTTATTGTCAGGCGTAGTGAAATAGATAGCCGCTTTGTGAATCTCCCATTCAGGTATTAGAGAAACTATCTTGATATAAAGGTTTACACCATCGTCCCAAATATAGGAGTTTCCTACGTGTCCTACGCCTCTAAACTGAATCTTTTTTACTATTGGTTTGTTCTCTGTTGCTCTCTGAACAGTGTATTCTTCGTTGATTGTAAGGGGCTCCTCCGAGAACAGACAGCCTGCAGTTGAAATTACAACAAGAACAATCAGAAGTGCCAAAACCATTTTCCTCATTTTTAACCTCCATCAAGAAGTTTCTTCTGCAATTACTCAGAAGTGTTCTTCACAATCATTTATTGCCTTTTTACAGCTGTTAATCAGTAGAATCAATGCCTGTAAAGCACAACAATACTTTACGAGATAGCAATTTCTGTCACGAACATACTGAAATACCCTCTCGCCTCAAACGACAAGTATTGGACATCAGTGTATCCAGAAAGATCTATGGTGATTTCTTTTCCAGTAGTGCCGTAGTAGTAAGTATCAGCTGTGTTGCTTTCATACAAAACTGTTGTGCCGTTTACTGTAATCCTTGCTGCGTTAGAAGAACTAGAAACGGATCGTATAAGTTTAACTCTGCAAGTCAAAGTATTGATGTTTGTCAAATCCCAAGTTGAAATCCTAAAGTAATTATAGGTGGTGTTTGTAGACTCAGGTATGAGAAATCCATAATAAGCATCTGCGTTACTTACAGATACAGCCCCATTCTTAGTCAATGAATCTAACCACAGTTGCAAAAACCCAGTTGGTCCAGAGTTTGACGACCGCCAAAATAAGTAAGGATAGTTTATCCAGTGTTTTACCCTAGACGAGTTATTAAACACCTCCCCTCTTGCTGTTGAGTTTGATTTATACACTTCTTTTATTTCATCGCAAAACAACACACTCGATATTAAGAGCGGAGAGTTATAAATAGCCGCGCGTCTGGCAGATGAGTTAAAGATGTGTGCTGCACCACTTGTAGAACTTAAAAGCGGGAGCCACAGTTCTATCGGAAGATCAGCAATAGAATTGTATAAATCGTCCAACGTATAGCCAGATATATCCGTCAATCTGCCATCTAATTTATTCCAATTAGCTCCGTCATAACTCTTCAGTTTATTCTCTGACTTGTCATACCAGAGTTTACCTTCTACTGGCGCTGACGGAGCTGTATCGTCTATTGTTGTAAGCCCATCATCATTTGAAGCTGCAGCGCCTACGTCAGCAGCCGAAAGGCTTACAGCTCCAGTTTCCCCGTTTACGCTTGATACTGATTCAAGTGCTGCTATGGCTTGTGAAGTCTTTAGCGGAGTCATGTACTTAACGTCGCTTGTACCAGCTTCAGCTTCAGCCTGTGAGGCTACTTCGTAAGTAGGCGGGAACTTTAACGTTACGTATGCTCCACTAATGCGCATTCTTATCTCTTGCTCTGTTTTTAGTATGAACCAGTCACCTTCGTCTAAGGTAGATACATCAGGAAGGTTAGCTGCAGATGCCACCACTCCTCTGTAAGCACCTAATCTTTCAAGATGAGACTCAACCTTGTCTCCCCAGCTTGCTTCTATTACAGATCCTGTAACTATGTCCACCGCTTCGTACGCCATAATTTCACCTCAACAATTTATTTCCCATTCTACGTAAAGCGACTCGTCAGATGCCTTAACTATTGCTGTGCCTAGAACTATCCTTGAGAATAGTGTTGTGCCTGCAAAAAGGCCTGCCTCGTTGAATGTCCCAGATATTTCTCCTGTCCGTATAAACAGTTTGCACAGAACCTGCTTTGATGACACAACTTTTTCTGTAATGTTCTTTATGAATGTCTGAGCCTCAAGCCCTGTATCTGCTGCCGTTGCTGCTGTTGTCCCTGTTCCTAATGCTATTCTGCTTAGCGAAAGACCAGAACCTGTATTTAGGAGATCCCTCACAACGTTCTTTCCAGCATCTACTATGAGATTCTTGTATTCATACTTTCTTATCCCTCTCGGGCTTAACACCACGAATCGTGCCGCTCCGCTCATTGAAAAATTATCATTCATTGCATCAGCTCCATTCAGCAAATTCCCATTCCGCTGTATCCCAAACGAAAGGAGGCATTATCTCAGATATACTCAAAGATTCCGTCATTGAGTAAGTGTCAATAAGACCAGTAAATTGTTCGTACAAGTCCTCTACCCCTGCCACCTTTGCCATTCTGATTCTTGTTTTGAGTATGTCTGCCTTCCCTGTCGTTGCGTTCGCCTTTGTATAAACCTTGATCTGCCCTGCTGCTGGTTCAGTTATGTATGCCTCGTTGTTTGTAACCTCTTTCGCTATTGCTTCGAGGGCACTCATAACACCTGCTATTCCGCTTATCCTAGAAAAGATAGCCGTTTTAAGATCCTCGTCAGTTTTTCCCTGCCGTATCTCTCCGCAAATAGTGGCAATGCGATCGAGATCGCTGCCAGAAGCTGTGTCGATGTACCATCTCAGAATTTCGGAGTCTCTGAATGTTTGGAATAGTTCCATCTCCGTTATGAAGGCGTTTAGGAGTGCTTCTATTTCTCTCGACTCTTCAAATATGAAGTTTGGAACGTATTCTTTTATCATGTAATCACCGTGCCTGTTACCGTCCCCGCAACAATCTTCTGAGTAGATGTGGCATCTATATCTGCTGTGCCTGAATCTATGAAAACGTTTTTTACATTCACAACGCCATCTACGTCTAGGAGCGCTTTTACTACTTGCGACCAGTAAGCCGTTCCACCAATCACGATTTTGTTAAGATACTCTTCTACCGCTGCCTCCGCTGCCGCTTTGACCGTTGCCTCAACAGCTTCTGGTTCTAGGTATAAGTCAAATGTGCAATCGACTGTCAAGTGTGTTGCTGCAGAGACCGTTACCTGTATCCCTGCTCCCTTGTAATCCTCTATTACGGCCTCCACTTCGTCTATTGTTTCCGAAGGGACTGTTCCGCTGGCGCTCGCAACTATGAGCGTTGCCGTTCCTGCAGTAGCTCCGTCCGTGCATACTGCGTCCATAATTCCGTCAACGGTCATTGCCGCGCTTTCCAAAGAGTCAGAGGTAGCCCTCTTTAATCCGCTCAGGTAAAGAGGTATTCTCGCCCTGTAATGATCGTCTGTCTCTTCCGATGTACCACCAGACGTGGCAGACTGGTTTGTGCATGAAGTTATTCCTGCTATCGGGGTCTCTATGATTATCAGGGAGCTTGCGGCGAGGTTGTATGCTTCTCCAACTTCTTCTGCTTCCACCGCAACGTCTATGTACGTTGTACCTGCAAGGAGTGCAGAGTCGGAAATAGTCAAGAACCTGTACCTGTTTCCGTTTCCATCGATTACGGTAGATACCACCGTGCCTTCTGGTATCGGAATGTCGGAAGCAGGAGCGTACTCTGCCGCAAACCTTACTGTCCCTGTTGACTTAACGCCTGATTTTCTTGTACAACCTATCAATGCGCCTATCTTTTCTAGGTAAGAACCTGTCGCAGTGCCACAGTACCCCTGATCTATGATTGTAGTCATGGTGTCATAAAGACTTTTGATCTCGATAGCGAGAGCTTCTATTATCGTTGAGAGTACCCCCGGCTCAGTGATTGAGGCAAGGCCAGAATTTGCAAGAAATGACGCTTTCATTCTGTCGTAAATTTCTTGAATTGTCATACGTACACCACCGTCACTTCGTCTATACGAACGGAGATCACATCATCTCTGTAGGTTATGAAATTCGGTATCCCATACTTTACAAGCTCCATCTTTAGCAGCCCACAGTATGTAGGAAGATGATCTCTGAATCCGATTCTCTTTGCGAGAAACCTTACTCTGTTCTCTACTGTGTCCTCCGTCGCTATGTCGTTCCCTAACATTTTGAATGGGATACTAATATCCATGTCAATCTCCTTCAAACACTGATAGGATAATCGGAGACGTTGCTGGATTCAGAACAACTGCGTATTCACCTATGAATCCCTCTATCTCTGATTGCGTGAATCTATCTACTGTGCTTCCACCTATCGTGATAGTTCCATTCATGTATGCTGGTATAGAACACACCGCTTTGCGCGATGTTTTCAAGAGATGAATCGAAAATGTTTTGTCTGTGCTGTCATATCCTTCTATAAGCCCAATGTCTATTGTTATTTGTGAATCGTTCTTGACTAAGAGCCTCATGCCTCGCATACAGTAATCACCGTTCTTTCGCCACCTGCTGCTATGTAGTGCTTGACAGCAACAACTTGATACAACGTTCCACCTATGTACGCTTTGTCAAGAGGGCCTATGTCTGTAAGACCCACAAGCTCAACCTCTTTAGTAAGCGACGCTTCCCTTATCTCCAATACTCTCTTGTGTACTGCGCTTCTTAGGCCGTCTGTAGTATTTACATATGCGTTGTCTTCTACCGTAAGAACGTCAACAAGCTCTACCGAAGACTCGAACACATCTTCTTCAACGGTCATCAGTTCTGCTTTCTTGCCGCCAAATTCGGAGTTATCTACTATCGCCCTTCCGAGAACTTTAGTGTAAACTTCCGAACCGCCATATAACTCATAGGTTATATTTCTCACTTCGTCGTCTGTGAATGAGTATGTTATTGAACCTTCTTCAGGAAACTCTTCGTCTATGTAAACTTTCCAGCCGTTAACGTACAATTTCAGTTTGAAATGCTCCGCTATCTCTTCGAGAGCTGACATAATCATTTTTCCTATGAAAGTGTCGCTCTTAAACATTTTGTCTGCAATGCTTGTGCTAAATGTGAATCCAGAAGGAAGAATAGCTTTTAGTACGTCAGATACCCTCGTGTTTTGAATAAACGCAACCTTGCACTCGTTCCTCGAAAGAAGAATGGAAGGAGACGCTATTGTATATTGAGCAAGGTTTCCTTGAATCTCTATCCGCGTGCAAACACCCTGAAAGTGTATGATTGGATTGTAAACAGGGTAGTCAACACAAGCTGGCATGAAAAGCTCGTAAGGCTGAAACGTTTTCTCGCAAGTTACTATGCAGGTATCATTACTCTTGTCCCTGCTTATATCAACCTCGATACTGCTTATCCTGTCCATAGCGTCTCTCTGCTCCATTGACTGAACCGCATAAGACGAGGCAAGAATGTTCTCTGCGCTTGCTACCGTCTTTGCCGTTGTATCCAAGCTCATTGCGTTACCTCGATAATTCCTTCGCATTCAACGAGACTCAAAGCACAGTTGAAAAACTCTCCGTCATCATCGTAAGAGTATTCTTCGATTACTACGCTGTATAATTCAGGCTGGCCCGAAATGTCTTCGATACTCAGGACACAGAGTCTCGCTTCGGTAAACCATTCATAAAGAGTGTCTGCAATGCTTTTTTCTGTAGTGTTTATATTCATTCCAAATGTCTTAGGCTCGTTTCCATCGTAAATGAAGTAATTCTTTCTCGATAACGATGTAAAACACTCTAAGCGCGGCTTGCCTCCACCGCGCTTGAGTGATTCAGTCTCTATCTTAATAGGAGTTTTGCCCTCTGGACAAAGTGTAATCATGCTATCACCTGCTCTTGAGTGCTTCTAGGTCGATCTTCCTTTGTATGAACCGCCATATTCTCTCGGGGTCATCTGATTGAATGTTGTATGTGTTGTTCTGATTTATAGTCTTCCCTGCGGAATCAACGTTTGGCGCGTTCTGCTGAACAACGTTCTTAAAGGAATCGAAGTTGTTCGTGCCATTCTCCATGATGCTTGCGCTTGCTGCTTCGGTCTCTTCTTTCGGCTGGAATATCTTTTGCCACCACGGAGTCCTGTCATTTACAAACTTATTTATAACCTGCTCTATGGTGCTTGTTATCCCTTTTATTAAGTCTGCAATCGCCTTGAAGAAACTGCTTAATTTCTCAACGATAAACGCGAGGAACTTTATTACTGGCGACAGAACAACAGCAATCATCTTTAGTGGGAACAGCACTACCCTAACAAGAGTGTCTAGTCCGAAATCGATGAGCGGTTGGAAAGCCTCCCATAGCTCTGCAAACGCCTCTCGTATTGGTGAAAATGCTAATTTGAAATCGTCTCTTATCTTTCTGAACTGCTTTGCAATAGGGTCGAATATCTCCTTAGCAACCTTTAGTATTCTGTCTAGCCATTTAGAAACGGTCTGCACTGTACGAGAAAGTCCACCGAGAATCGGATTTGCCATGATAAGAGCTTTCAAGAGTTTAGGTATCGCTTCTCCTATTGCAGGCGCTATATTTGAAAGAATGTCTCCAACTGGTTTGAAGATCGCGGTAAACATATCCCATATTTCACCGAGACTGTTTAAGATCGGGCCAGTCAAGTCTTGAAACCACTGCTGATCTCCGAACAGCGCAAAGGCCGCAGTTATTCCTGCAATAGCAATTCCTATTGGCCCGAGTGCGGCGGCAAGCCCTGTAAGGTCTGCCCCTATCGCTGCACCAAATGTTGTTATGATTCCTGAAAGATCACCTATCTTTCCTCCGAGAATCGCCTGTATTCCGCTAGTTATGTTTCCTAATAATCCACCAGTAACTTCATTTATGGAATTTCCTAACTCAGAGTTCTGCAGGTTATATACAGCAGCAAGCACTTTGTTTATTTCTGTGATAGCCTCGTCCATACCTAGACTCTTGAAGAACCTAGATAGAACGTCCGCAGTCCTCGAGTTAAGGGTATTATCAAGTGTAGTCATGATCGTGTTCCCTAGCGTTTCCATAGCGTCTTTAGCCTTGTTCTTTTCCTTCTCTATGTTCACGCTGAGAATCTCTACGATCTTTCTTCCTGCTTCGTCCAGCTTTGTCAACGGCCCTTTCTTAGCAGGAGACTGAGGGAGAAAGAGCATCATTTGCTCAGTTATATACTCCATTGCATCATCAGCTATTTTTTTCCCGTCTCGTATTTGGTCTGCGAGCACCGCCACTATTCTTGATTGTGCTAGGGCTTTTTCTGTCGGCGCAAGGTCTATCCATTTCTCGCTAGCGATTACAAACCTTTCTCCAAGCGCCTCAATGATCTGCTGAAGCTGGTCAGGCGTTTTAACGTTGGCCTCAAATATCTTATATAGGTCGCTCTGAACAGCCATAGTTCCTCTTACTGTATCTGTTTTTGCTTGCAACTTATCTAATTCGCCGTTCATTCTAGCAAAATGATCTTCAATCGGTTTGAATAGCATCTTGAAGAAGTCGGCAACTCCCCTGAATATGTTCTTCAGATTGTTGAACATTCTTCCTATCCACTCGGTAACCTTGCCCCAATTCTTAACTAAGGCAATAATCCCAATTATTGCCGCTGAGATAGCTGCGAATATAAGTACGGCAGGGTGCGCCATCATGAGGCCGAATACGTATGAAACGCCATTCCACATTCCCAACACTCCTGCCTTTATATACGCGAAGGCGGCCACTCCTAGAGCTTTGATCGGAGCAAATATCTTTCCGATGAGCGATGAGACTTTGGATAGGTACATTCCTATTCCCATAACATACATCTTGATCTTTCCGATAACGAGGTGCGTCATGTTGCTAAAGAACATTCCTATGCCCTTTAGATACATCTGAGCTTGAAACTTCAATCCGCTAAATAGTCCTTTGATTCCCTTTCCAACGGCTGAGGGTAGCTTGTGCATATTGTGCCAGACAACTTTCGCGCCAGTCGCAACGTCATTCCCGAATGTCTTAGCCCATTTGAACGCTCCACTTGCTTTATCTTTTATTACTTCAAACGCGTACTGTATTTTGAACAGGAGTCCGTCTTTCGCTCCTATCAGCTTGAGCCTTGTTGCCAGCTCTTTTGCCATTATGAGAGCTTTAATTCTCATAACGAGAGCTATGATCTTGATCGCCTGACCTCCGATAACTCCTAATACTGTTGTAAATATCAAACACCTTGCTATGAATCCTTGCATCATAGGAGTCAGTTTGGAGAACCATGTAGCAATCTTTGAAATAAACGCAGCAAGATCAACTACTAGAGGCTTGAGCGCAATACCTATCTGATAGAGTGCAGCGACGATCGCGTTCCTAGCCATAATCATCTGAGCAGCCATTGACTCGGTTCTTATGTTGTACTTCTCCTGCAGAAGGCTTATGTCGTATCTCTCGGCAATATCTAGCAATGATTGTTTTAGTGCCGTAGAGTCTATTGCAGGTATGCTTGCAACTTCAAATATCTCCTGCATTAAATCCGTGAATCCTTCTTTGGTCTTGAGCATTCCGCTTTGAAGGGCGTTGTTTAGAATCGTGTCAACATTATCTGCAAGCTCCGTAAGCTCATCTTCTGAAATCTTCGAGTGATCTATTGATATGCTTATCGCCCTGCTGATAGTCTCTGCTCTTGTCTTCTCCGTTGGCCACGCTTCATAAGCAAGCCCCCTAACTTTCTTAAGAGCATCTACCTGAGTCTTCAACTTCTGAACTGCTTCAGTACCTCTTATGTTGAATATGTCTCTCAAAACGCTCTCTATTGGCGCGCCTATGTCACCAGCAGAAATAATGTCTTGAAAGCTTTCGAAGAGTGTGCCTAGCTCGTCTAGCTCTCCTTCTTCGAAATACTTCGAGAAGTTAACTTCGCCGCCGAGCTTTGCCATCTGTTCTTCTGACTTCTTCGCAAACTGTCCTAGCACTTCAGCGAGAAGCAGCACAGGGTCTTGAATGAACATTGTCTGGTATTCTCTGAGTTTGTCTTCTGGTACTGCCGTACCGAGCGAATAAAGGCCCTTAGTAATTGCTCCAGCATCAGGAGCTGACTCTTTCAATGCGTCAAACGCAGCGAAGTCATAATCGTAGTCTAGGAAGGCGATAATCTTTCTCATCTTGTTTACATCGGCAAGGTCAATGAAGAGCCTTCTCGTAGCAGTACCTGCTCTCTCAGCAGTCATACCCACCTGTATAAGAGCCGTGTTGACAGCAGCAATATCTTGAGGCGAAAGTCCTTCTGCGATTTTACCTGTCCTGAACATTGCTTCAGCAATCTCGCCAGCATGAGCTGGTGTGCTTGTAGCCAAGTAAGTTAACATAGATGCGAAGTCGTCCATGTCTGCTGTCGTCAGCGCAAATGTCTGTCTGAATTTAGCGAGGTATTCGGCCCATCTTTCAGGAGAAAGGTTCTGGTCGATAGATGCAATCTTTGCTACCGTGTCCATGAAGGTCTCCATGTCGTTTCCAGTCAAACCCAACTGAGCAACGACAATAGCAAGATCAGCCAGCTCTTCCGTTTTTATAGGTGTTGTCAATCCTAAGTTCTTAACATATGCGTCTAGCTCGGCCATGTCCGCTTCGTATTGAATTTTGTATGCTTCGTCTCCAAACGGATTGTAGGAGATCGCTCTTACCCTCGCCATCTTGTCTTCTAAACTTGCTGAAAGGTTTACTATGCCAGCAGTGGCGACACCCGATGCAATCCCTATACGAGTCATCGTCGTGCCTATCATATCCAGCTTGCTTGCGTTAACCAGCAATCTGTTTATGTCATCGTGCATTTGTCTGAAAGACGCGCTGAACGTTTTGCCTGACTTAGCCGCTTCTCGTTCAAACCTAGCTATCGCTCTTCCAGCCTTGTTATTGAGCTGAAAGGCCATTGACTCTATTCGTCTGTTTATCGCGTCGAAGGTTCTACTGAACCTGTCAACTGTTGTTATCACTATTGATAGCTTCAGAGCGTCGCCTAGCGTTGGCATAAACTCACCTACTTTTTATTTTCCATTTCAACAATTCTCTTTGCAGCTTCGGTATAGATAGCAAGTTCTGTTGGACTCATCTCGATTACCTCTGTATAAGAAAAATGCAGGTATCGACAGATCATAGCGATCTGCAAATACACCGCATTTTTCCTTACGAGTTTTTTACCGCTGCTTCGTCAACGTTTACACCCGAGAAAGAGGTAACAGCTTCAGATACTTTTGTGAAGTCGTCCAAGTCCCAATTGGCAATGTCTTCAAGTGCGGATAGCTTTCTCTGTTCACCATCAACCTCGACTATCGCCATTGCAACAAGTTGCATACTCTTGAGCGTTGCGTCCTTTGCCGTTGCGTTCAAGAGATCGCGCATCTTTAGCTTTCTTGCTTTGATTACTGTACCGTCGCTTAACATGACTTCGATAAGAGCCTGATCTGGTGCTTTTTCCTTCATAAATACCTCCATAAGAAAACGACGGCAGGTTTCCCTGCCGTCTCAATGTTTATCTATAACTATTTATGATTCTGGAACTGCTTATGCTTTTGGAACTGGGCCTACTTTCTCCATTCCGTTTGCCGCAATATCCATTGAAACTACTATAACATCTTCCTGCGGATATGATAGTTTCAGTGTCTTCACTTTTACGTCTGTCAACTTCCACGACCCGCCACCACTAGGCTCATCGAAAGTTATGCTCAAGGCGGGCTGTTCTTGAACAGCAGTTATTAGCGTAGAGTCATCTATCTTTGTGAGCTTAGCTCCGCCAGAGGCAAACCAACTAATAACGTCGTCCCAAAGTGTCCCATTCCTTGACAATCCGTCAATACTGCCAGTTACGTTTACCACTTTTGAGAGAACGTGCTGTACAACCGCTTTGCCCCTAACTCTCTTCTCGACTTCGTTCTTTTCGACGTTGACTTCAATATCACCGTCTGAAAGTAATTCGAGGCCGCTAGAACTAATGGTTACCTGCACATTCTCGCCCAAAAATACTTGAGTGCCCATCTTCTACCTCCTTACTACGCAGTCCGTTCTTCAACTGTTATTGAGATTACTTTGTTAAGCTCGACCTCGATGTAGTGAGCAATGTATCTCGGCTTAACGTAAGACTGAGCAAGGAGTCTGCCAGTGCTTACCACTTCTGCCGTGTTAATGCTCGCGTCGCAAACGTTTGAAAATTCCTCTATCCAATCTGCTCTCTTCAACCCATTCAAGTATCCGTCGCAGGCGGTTGTTACTTTCTTCCAGAGGTCTGCCCCATTAGGCTCTCCTACGTAGGTATCAAGAATCCCGTCAAGGTCTCTTGCTATGATGTTGAATACTCTTCTGACTCCAATCTGTCTCCAATCCGGAGTTGAGCTGAGCATAAGTCCGTGCCTTACAGCATATCCAGTACCCTTTAGCGTAAGCGGATTGACGTAAGCCACGATAAGCTGTTCCATCTCAGCAGCCGTTAGCCCTCTGTCTGTGCCTACACAGCCAAAGACAAACTGGTTTGCCGTAGATCTGTGTGGGTCCATCCTTCCAGCGATACCAGCGTAAACCATACCGCCGTTTATCGTGTAGTATGTCCCATTGATCTCGAACTTTGGATTAGGATACATTGTTGTGTTCTGACCGTCTGCGCTAACATAACTTGACACTTCTGTTATTGCCGCTGCAAGTGTTGAAGCAATTATCGGAACAGCGGCTATCCTGTTGAGACTGGAACAATGTTCCATCAGAGCGGTGTTCTTCGCTGATGATGGAGTTCCACCAATTGTTACTATGTCAATGTCTGCGTCAGTCTCAAAGAGAGACAGCCCTGTCCTTGTGTCCGAACTAGAGTCGAACCCACCGATGTAGGAAGCATCATTTACAGTACCGTCCGATCCAAGAGTGAAAGCCGTCGGCGTAATGTCATCAGGAACGACAGACCCATCTTTGACAGCAGTAACGAGAGTGCTTGTTGCGTTTATGAGCTCGACAAGACCATCAAGAGTTGTGAATGAAAATGTCTCGGTAGTCGAACCGTAAACCAAAGTAAGGACTCCGTTTGCAACCGCCACGGTGATGTTGTTGCCGTATGCTCCTTTGTACTTTGCTGTAAGCGTGAGAGCTGTCTCGGCTCCAGCACCAAGCGCTTTGGACGCATACTCTGCAGCAGAGCCAACCACTCTTACAACTTTCAACGCTTTCGGTTTCTGAAGGAGAATCGCATACAACGCTCTTGCGTCAGCTTTTGTCAGACCTCCGAGCTTTGTATTTATCTCTCCTGATGTATTTATTGTAATGACTTCGTTTGTCGGGCCGAAAACGAAATCTCCGACAAATCCTACTGTTCCTCCGTTTCCAGACACATTCGGAGCGACTGGAAAGGTGTTAACTGATACGGTAACTCCGGGTATAATACTCGACATTGTTGTGCCTCCTTATGTCTTCGTTATGATTGAATCTGCGTCTAACACTAGCTTTGATTCTTCCTCGTACATATTGAATCCCCAAAACCTGCAATCAAGAGAAAAGCGATAGTAGTCCTCGTCGTTTTCAGTTTCGAAGTGTGTTATGTGCCTGAAGAATATCGGATCGAGAAAAGTTGCATCTCTTATCGTCTTCATAGCCGAGTGCAAACTGCTGAACAGAGAATCTCTTTCTCTCGATGATTTTGCGAATATGTCCAGTTGAAAGAGAATCGAGTAAGCATCTGTCGATCTAAGAAGCGTCGCAGCAGTCGCCGTCTTGCTTTCAATAGTTATGGTAATAAACTTGACAGGCTGACCAGAGACCCTCGTAACCACTATGCTAGGCATTGACTGCTGCGCTTTTGTGTAGTCGGTTATTACGTTCGCGGATACCGAGTAAGTTGTAAAGTATGCTTTGATTTGTCTAATGAGGCTATCAATGAACTTCTCCATACGATCACTCTCCGTAGTATCTTGTGAACGACCTTCCTCCTACACCAGAATCCTTAGAGAAGCGTCTTAGGTCTTTCTTCAGCTTCACTCTCATCTTTTCAAAAGCTGGTCTCATGAATGGATAAGGCTTCGTGCCTCTAGTACCTATTGTCTTTTGAATTTCTACCGCCACTGGCCATGCTTCTCTTTCTGATAAACCGTGTTTTCTGACAACAAAATCTATCAACGCTCTCAACGGAGGATAGTGAGGTCGCGTTCCCCTCTCAACATACGGAGCGTGTGGTGCTGTGTTAGTCAAGTACCAAGAGGTTGTCAAGTGGCCTCCTTTTGTCTTGACTATATCGAACGAGCTTTCATTTGCTAATTCGTGAGTAACAATGTTGTCGTTCTGCTTCAGCGTGTCGATGGCCTCATACTTTGCCTCATTTAGTCTGCCCACTATTATTGAGTCAACGTAAGTTTCAACCGCTGTAAGCGCCCTCGACTTCCAAGACGCGAGCATTCTGTGTCCAGAAAGGCTAACGCTCATCTCAGCACCTTCGCATAACATTTGGAGATTGATTCGCTTGGCTGCACTCTTACAATCGAGTACGTACTTCCTCTCCAAACAACACTGTCGTTCTCAAGAATCTCGTCGTCCGTGTACAAAACAATAGAGTCGTTCGGCACAAGTCCCTGTATGACTGAAAGTGTGTCTAGCGACGCGAGTCTGACTATGGCTTTTATGCGTCTCCTTGTCTGACCGACGACTCTAACTTCGCCCCTTATGGAGTCTTCTTCTACAACGTCTCTTAATACATCTACAAGTTCGCCTTCTCTTGCTACTCTCCATGCGAGGCTCATGTTCTCACAACCTTATAAAGATCGATCACAGATGTATCAAAATCCTCATAGTACGTTCTCAGCTCCGCTTCGCCAGTCCCATGAACACCCATCGGCTTGTTCCACATATACTCGCAATACTGCATGACTCCGAGTTTCAAATCTTCTGGAATTGTGTTGTATCCACCTTTGTATGCAACTGTGAGAATGTCGTTAGTCTTTGTTTCCAGCTTTATCATGCAGAGGTTTGTGGTGTACCATACCGTGTAAGTGTTATCCATAGAATCAACAACGGAGACGACTTCATCAATTGGAGATTCGTTGATGAACCCGACTCCGTTTACAAACTCTACCTGTTCCGTGTAAGTTCCATATGTGAATTGACGACCGCAGTAAGACTTTACAAACGCTATTGCTCCCCTAAGAAGCGCGTTTAGTCTTAGATCGTGCTTGTCGTCTTGAATCGCTAGGTGATTTTTCAGTTCCGTCAGCGTTACCATCTTTGTCATTCCCTTCTGTCGGTTCGACTACCTCAAGATATTCCTCTCCAAATGCCTTGTATATGTCGTCGTCTATGTTTAGAATCTCTCCAACACTTATTGTCGAACCCACAAAGATGGGTCTCTTTACCTTTACTGTCTTCATAAGATCTCCCCTTAGAATGGGGCTGAGTCTTTTCCATACAAGATTCCAACAACACCTACCGTTAAAGTTGCAGATGGAGTTAGTGTGAAGGTTATAAACGGATAGTTAATATCCTTTGCAATCTCAAGTTCAAACCAGCCAACGTTATCGGTAATAGCAGTTCCTGTATATGCCAATGTCTTCGTTCCAGCGGCTGTCTCTGATTTGTAATACTTGACGATTACGGTCGTTGTTGTTGCTGAAGCCGTTAACTGGCCTACAACGTGCATACGCTCATAACCGCGAAGGTCGACGGTCGTGGGAGTAGCAAGGGCTGTTATGCTTGTCAAAGGGTAAATCTCAAACGCCTTCGTATTATCGAGTATTGTGAACCCGAACAACGTAGCGAAAGTAACAACGAGAATCATTACAAGTGTCAGTTTGGTTCTCTTCATTTCATCACCTCATGAAAAGAGGGGCTTTCGCCCCTCGTATTATTAAGCAGCAGCGGTCTTCAGGACGGCAAATGCTTCTGGGAAGGCGATGGTGATTGCTACCCTTTCAATTGCTCTTATTGCCATCATGTTCGTTTCAAAGAGAGCGACTCCACCAACGGTTGCCTGATCTGCAATCTGAAGAGTAAGCTCCTTCTTCTTTCCAAAGTAAACGTAGCCGAGGTCTCCGTAGCACATGAACTTTGTGCTTATCGCACTTGCGGAAGCAGCAGGGAGCAATGAACTCTTGGAGTATGGATATTCCCAGATCGTGTTACCAGTGAAGAGATATGGGCCAGTAGCTCCGTTTGTCAGCTTCTTCACGATGTTAAGCACCGTTCTGTGCATGAAGTATCTTGCGTTCTCTTCTGCGGCTTCGTGTACAGCAGCGTTCAAGTCAAGAAGATTATTTGCTGTAATCTGAGTGAAAGATGTCTTAGTGTCTTCCATAGTAACTACTGGAACATCAGGGTGGTTCATTATGCCAGTAAAGACCGAGCCGTCTCCGTTGAATGTCTGATAATCTTCCCCTCTTGCGAACGCCCTTCCGAAGATTCTCCCGAGAATCGATGTTATGTCTATTTCCGAATCCTCAAGCAGATCGTTTGTTATCGGGACGATTATTGCAGCGTCCTTGATGTTGAGCTGAGTCAATCCGAAAGTTGGCTGACCTGTGGTTATTGTGCCGCCTTCAGTAACCCACGACACGGCAGGTTCAGATGTGAGTTTAGGAATCTTTGCTGACCTTCCACCCATTTTCATCTGATTTGCAAACTGTCTTGTCAGTCCGTATTTGTAGGCGAGTTCATCAACTCTCCACACGAAATCATCAGGAACAAGATACCCACCAGTCGCGTCGCCCTGACCAGTAAGCGCCTTAGCTACCACGTGATCTCTGTTAACTATTGCTTTGACGAGTTCTCGAAGTTCCTTCTCCGTTGACTTTGAAACTGGCGTTTCTGGAACAGGTGCGCCGAGAGCCTTCTCTTTGAGATAAGCGTCTATCTCGGCTCTAATAACTTCTGGCGTAACCGTTGCAATGGTTTTCACCTGATTTACAATGTCTGTTTTCATGTTTTCGAGAGCTTCTGTTATCTCCATTACCTTACCTCCTTAATGCTTCGTTTAATCTCGTCCAATGCGGACTTTAGCTTTTGCGACAACTCGAAATTCTGTATATACTGAAGTGCCTTGTTTATTTCATCTGCTTTCTCTTCTGTCCACTTTCGGTATTCTTCGATTGCGTTCTTTAACGGCTCGAGAGCCTCTTGCATTTTCTCTACATCTATCCCTATCTTCATAGCGGCAAACTGCGGATTGATTCCCTTTCCGTACAGACTCATAGCAAGAGCCGCAGGGTGAGCTGGAACGTTCACAAGAGAAAGTTCGAGAAGCTCTTGCTCAATGAAGTGTATCCCCCTGTAACGGCCATTCTCGTCTTCAATCCAATCGTATTTCAGAGGCAAGAACCCAACGGAAGACGCTCGCATGATCTTCAACTTGTAAAGGTTAAAGAGCTTGTCGGACAGATCGTTGACTCCTTCTGGAGGAAACTCTATAAGGAACGTGAGCTTATCATCTTCCTTCTTTACTTCCTTTGCTCTTGCAACAGCAGGTATCCACGTGTCGTGTCCGAACAGGATAACTGGATTCTTCCTGTAGTTAGTGAGCTTCCAGCCTTTAACATCTATGATGTCTCCCATTCTGTCAATTTCGCCTGTTGAGCCTACCATTCTGAGCGTCCGCTCTTCGTCGTTGGCCTTGTCAACCTCTGTTTCCATGTCGCTGATTACACGATCGATAGTTACTTCCTTTCCGATGAGGTCTTTCAAGTCTTTAGATTCGAGAGCCGTTTCATCTTCAACCGAAAACTTTATTGCTGTTCCGTATGAGAGAATCGAGAACGATTTGCCCTCTGAAACTACTTCAGCGTTTATATCTCCGAAGAGATGATCGATCTGCTGTTTTACAATCTCTTCGATCTTCAAAGCATCACCTTCTTTCCATCTTCAGCTTCTTTTGCTTCCTTCGGTTTTTCTCCATCTTCAGCTTTCTTGAATGGCTCGTTGCCCCACGGTACTGGCTGCAATCCCATTTCGTCTCTTACTTCGTTTATTGTCAAAACACCACGGTCAAGATATTGAGTATTCTTCGTTGTCTCAAGCATCATGTTCTTTGGAATAACGCTGTCGTAGAAAAATACTTTGTCTTTGATTCCGTTGTCTCTGAGAAGCGCTTTCGTAAGCGTCTCCGCTATCATCACGAGCTTCGGAGTAAGCGTGTCCTTCGCGTATGTATAATCTAATTGCTCCGCACTCGCTCTGTTAACGTCCTCGACGATACCGAGCTTCGCCAGAGGGAGACCGTATATCGCCGCTATCTCCTGCCTGTTGTACTGTTTAAGCTCAAGAAGCTGCATATCCTTCATAGGCATTGTTATAGGCTTGAACTCCAACTTGTTCTCAAACAGCATTACCTTATGCGCATTGGAGACACCGCGATATTTCTCGTCTATCTCAGCTTTCAACCTTTTGAACTGCGCATCTGACAACGTTCTCTCGGCTTGTATTACAGCGGACGGAACGGCTGAGTTCTTGAAGAAGTTCTTCTGCCATTTCTCAACGTAGTACGCTGTGTCAGTTGCGTCGGCAATAGCAGATATTGGAGAAAGACCTCTGAACACGTTGCTAGGATTCGGGTATTTGATTTGCAGAATATCTGAGTACTTGTATTCGGTTTCAAATGATTGGCCAGCCTTGTAAGACCTGTATATCCATTTGCTAGGCCAACCTCCTTCGAGTTTCAATTCCAAGCTGAGTGGGTTAAGAGGGTAGAGTCCAACCGTTCTTCCGAACAAGTCATTTATCCTCAACAGCGTTGCTTCACCTGTCAGCTCAAGGAATTGTCCTATGAGGAAGAACAGCTCTGTTCTTGACATATAAGGATTGGGACTGTTTATGAAATCGAGAACTGGATCGCTCGTAATCTCGTCCCAAGAGCCATCTTCTTTTGTCTTGTATAGCCTCAGATTCGCAGACAAAATGCTTGCGGATATGAATTTCACGCAAGCATATACCCAAGAGACTTTTTCATTAGCTCTCAACGGCCTTCTTGCAAATTCCTCATCTGATGAAATTGATTCGTACAGAGGAAGCCAGCCTTGCATTGAGAAGCTCTTTCGCAATCCTGTAAACATCTTCTGTAATATGTTCATGCTCAGCTCCTACAAGAGACGCACCGAAGGCTCGCCTTCCGAGGAGTTTCCCCATGCTGCCAAAGCCAAAGCTATAACGCAGTCGTCATGCTTTCCTGCTGGCGCGTTCATCTTCAGCTTCCCTGTCGGAGTCAAGTCGTACTGATAGAGCTTTAACTCATATATCAATTCAGGAATGTTTGGGTAGGTAATATCGTGTTGTTCTATTCGCATCGCCAAGTTGTTTATGATGTTAGTCTTCGATGACGAAGTGAACTTCACGCCCTCTACCCATATCTCCCTAGACAGGTCTTCGAATATAGGGTCTCCTATACCAGTCGAGTCAATAATCACCTTCGCGGCCATGCTTCGGGCAGCCTCTATGATTCTTCTTTTCTGTAAAGCCCAATCAATCTGATTGAACCTGTCGAAATACACAACCTTTCCAGAACCATCTATCCCGACAAGCACGGTAAAGTCTTCGTACTTAGCAAGGTCAACGCCAAGAGTTACAAGCCCTTCCGTTGTCGTTGGAAGCGAATACGGTCTTATGTTTTCGTCAACGTATCTGAAAACACCGCCAGTATCATCTAGGAACTCTGCCAGTATCTCCTGACGGAATACTCTTTCTGGTAGCGTCCTTTTCAAAGCGTCGATTTCGGCAGGGTCTATGTAAGGATTCTGGTAAGTTGACATTTGCCACGATTCAAAGTCTTCCTGCTCTCTGTCCTGACCGTTTATCCACAAGTGATAAAACCAGTTCTTGCCCTTCGGAGTTCCTATCGCAAGTAACTTTCCTTTTCTATCCGAAAGAGCTGGCCGAAGTGCTTCGTACCATGCCTCTTCTGACATGAAGGCAGCTTCGTCTATCGTTACCCAACCTAAGCCTTCTCCTCGCAAGTTGTCTGGTCGCTCGGCAGAACGAAACTCTATCGTTGCGTTGTTGTGAAGAATGATCTTGAGGCTCGCGCTGTTAGCGTTCTTGATGAGATCAGGAAAGCTGTTCTTTATCATCTTGAATCCGATAGCCGCTTGAGAATATACTGGCGCGACCCACCACGTCGTCTCTCTAGGATTCTCGTAAGCGTACTTCGTAGTCTCATTCGCGGCCATCAGAGACTTTCCGAACCTTCTTCCACAAGCTACTATCCTGAATCTCTTTTTTGACTTGTGTATCTTCCATTGAGCAGGGTGAGGCTCGTATAGCTTTATAAGCTCTTTCTCTAGCTTCTTGTTGACAGCTCCCTTTGGCCTTCCACCTTTATTCCTTTGGGGCTTTGCCCGCGAACTCTGCGACGTATTTGACATTCTTTCTCTCCTGTATATCGAGTCGTTCTTTTCTGGCGTAATCGTTCGGGTAACGTCTTTCTAAGAACCACGCTGCCGCTTGCCACACACCGTCTTGTGCCGCCCTCTGAATGATAGCGATGTTCCTCGCTATTGCCTCTCCCTCGGCTTTTATTATGCTGTCGTACAAGCGCCTCTCTAATGTTCCTTCTGGCGAGTTTTCTCCTAGCTCAAGCCATCGATAGTAGGTCGAAGGAGAGAGGCCCAACGCCCTTGCCGTATGCTCTCTCGTCATACCAGCCCTCGCCATGTTCTCGGCTTCAGTTACTGTCTGCTCTTTGAGCTTGTACGTTCTCTTTATCTTGCGTCCCATAAAATCACCTCTTAACTGCGGTTTTCCCTGTGAACTCCTCCCATCGCCTGATAATCACGTCGCAGTATGTTTCGCTTATCTCCATCATCATGCAGTCTCTCTTGAGCTGTTCGCACGCCATTAGCGTAGAGCCAGAACCTCCGAAAAGGTCAAGCACGCTGTCTCCCGAATTTGAACTGTTAGCTATACCTATCGCGCACAGCTCTATCGGCTTCATGGTAGGGTGAAGCTCCGATCTCATAGGTCTATCTACTTCCCAAACCTCTGTCTTGTTCCTTCCAGCAACAAAGCTGGATTTTTTCTTCCAGCCATAGAAACAAGGCTCGTACATTCTCTGATAGTTTCCTCTTGACATTACGAAGGCGTGCTTCTTCCACACGATAGTTGCAGACCAATGGAGGCCAGCATCTATGAAGGCAAGTCTTTGCCTCATACCATCAGGGCCGGGCGCACCCCACACGTACAAGTCTCCATCGCAGAACTCAATCATGATTTCAGCTAATGTCAAGTTGAATTTTCGCCACTCTTCTTGAGTCATCTCGTCGTTTATGATTGCTTTGTGTTTTCCTGACTGATGCGAAGTGTATTTCTTGTTGTTCGGGTTAACGTACCCAACATTGTAAGGAGGGTCAGTGAAAATCATGCTTGCCTTTCTTCCGTTCAGCAGCGTTCTCACATCTTCCTTGCTTGTTCCGTCTCCGCACATGAGCGTATGATTGCCGAGAATGTAAACGTCTCCCCTTACAGTCTTCGGCTCGTCTATCTGCTTCTCTGCCTCGTCAACATCGAAGCCGTCATCTGACGCGTCAGTGGTATAGTCAACAAAACTCTTTATCTCATCGAACGAGAACCCTGTAATCTCTATATCGAACGCTCCTGTATCTAATTCCACAAGAAGCTCTTTGAGCTTTGCAAAATCCCACTCACCGCCGATTTTGTTCAGCGCTACATTGAGTGCTTTCTCTCTGTCGTCGTCAAGGTCTTCCTCTACCATGTCGTACTTTATGTTCCATTTTTCGGGATCTTCCTTCGCAAGCTCTCGGAGGGCGGTGAGCCTCTGATTGCCACCGACGACAAACATATTTCTCTTGTTGTATATGATCGGGTCAACGTATCCGAACTCCGAAAGGCTTCTCTTGAGTTTTTCTTTTTCTTCGGGGCTTATTTTGCGAGGGTTATACGGAGCGAGCTTAACGTCCGAAAGTTTCCGCTGTACGATTTTCACGTTTAGTCCTCCTGAGATTCATAACGGCCATTGATTCTTTCCATTCCTTTATCTCCGTCTGAGATTCATCGTCTGGCGGTGCGTTGTGTACCTTCCAATGACACTCGGGGCAGAGATAAACGAGATTAGCTTCGTGGTTTGGGTCATCATCAGGAATTTTCAGCCATGCTGGCACTCGTACCCTTCCATAGAGATGATGAACGTGGCCACTATCCGTCCTTCTTCCGCATCTTCTGCACCTGCTGCTGTCGCGCTTTATGATTTCCTCTCTGTTCTTTATGGGTTTCAATCCAGACTTTTTCATTCGATCTCCAAAAAAGTGGAGCGTCAGCCTAAGCTACCGACGCTCCATAACTCACAACCATCTTTCGGGGGGTTCACTGCATAAGATTTCGTCCTATGTTTCGAGCCGAGTAGATCATGCAGTTTGTTGCCTTTATGTCATCGAATTTAACGTTGATCGCGCTTTGGTATTTATCCTCAAAGTAGGTTCTAGTGAATTTAATTGTGCCTGTCGCAATCCTCATCAGAAGCATGGGCACATTCACAACGACTATCTCAGTAAATATGTCAGTGTCGTCGTTGAAGTATCCATAAACGAAAAGGTTTGAATGAAGTTTGTACAATTCGCCCTCGAGTCCAGAAGCATTGTTCCATTCCGTTATACCTATGTCTCTGAACTTCGCGTGGCTCGGTTTCCTGAATCTTTCCTGAACCGTCAGCTTTATCGTGCTGTTCAGAGTTTCGCAAGGAACGTTGATTATCCTGTCTATCGCTAGCTGTCCGTCGAGAATCGTCTCGACCTTGCCTGTTCCAAGAATCGTGTCTCTTATCGTTATTCCGCTATTCCTGAAAACCCTCGGATATACGTATCTCTTAGCCGCATCATGAGCCTTGTTTGTGAAGATTTGATTTTCTATTGTGTACGGAGTTTTCATTTCAGATATGCAACGACTTCAAGGCGAGGATTGTCCTTGTCAATTCCAAAGTCCATTATTCTCGGCAAAGCCCAGTAATCATCTTCGTATAAGATTCCTTCGAGACTGTCCATGAGAACCTTCAGCGTGTTGTGCGTATCCTTCTTTCGCCTATTCGGAAAGTAGAAGTAGAGAAGCAAAACCACTTTCCTTCCGTTAACGATTTTCCAGTTTGCCTTTTTCGAAGCGATCTTGGCCTTTAGCGCGGCCTCCGTCATAAACTCTTTTGCTTCTTTCGTTAGTATTCGCCTATGTCCTGCAGTAAAGAAACAATGATTTTCACTTGGAGGTACAGGAATTGAGAATGTAACACGATTCTTCGGCAAGATTCCCACCTCATAATAAAGGGCAGGGGGTCGGTCCTGCCCTTTGGGGGTGATATAAGTTGCAAAAAAATACAGGAGCTGTCAGCTCCTGTATGACTTCCGCAATCGTAGCAATTATACTGCATATTTGTGCGGAAAGTCAATCGGATTTTTCAGAATTTTTCTAACAACTGTTTTCTATCGCGTATTGAATGTAATCTCTCAACAACTCCCATTCGCCGCCTAGCTTTTCCCATGCGCTTATTAGACGATCTCTAAATGTTGAATTAGGAATACTCAGCATTTCTGCCAGCTCCCTCGTACTTGCATACCTCTTCTGATTTCTAACAACAGTATGAGATCGGTCAATCAATCGCCAGAAAACAACTTCTCTTTGCTTGTCGGTTAGCGACTTCAGCATCGCGTCCAACTTCATAGCGGCAATTATGAGAACTGCTTTCTGTCCGTCGGCCATTCTCTTAGTCTGTATGCACCCCCTCAAAGTGTCTTTTGAATAGTTGATTGTCTTTGGTGGAGATTCAAAGTCTATGTCTCCGTCCTTGAATGTAAGGGTTACTTGCGTCTCAAGGATTCTCGACCATATGCTTTGGTAATTTCTCAACGCCCAGAGAAGATCTTCGCTTGAGTAATTCTCCGTCAGCGCGAATCTCTCTAGTGATTTCATTGTTCTGCCTCACGAGTTCGTAAGAGTTCATCTCTGGTGTAAGCTGTCTTCCGCACGAGCATTGCCAGATTCCCCCCTCATTACTGCTGAAGTATTCTTTGCCGCACTTCGGGCATTTTCTCCCTATCATGTCACACCTCAGAACGGAATTTCGTCAGAGCCGCCATCGTCAGAACCGAAGAACACCGTATCTTCCTCAAGCTGTTTGTCTGAGTGCTGAGCCGAGTTGCCGTTAGACGCGTTCTTCTTTTCCATGAAGTTGAATCTGTTAACGACGACCTTAGCGAACGTTTTCTTGTTTCCTTCTCTGTCCTGATAATTGTCGATATTGAGCGCGCCCTCCACCAGAATGAGCGAACCTTTGTGAAGGAAGTTGTTCATAGTCTCGGCTGTCTTTGCGAACGAAACGAGCGGAATAAAATCGGTCTCGTTGTTCTTTGCAAACTCCCTATCGACTGCGATTGCGCACTTGCATATGGCAGTTCCTGTCTGCGCGTAGCTAAACTCGGGATCTCTAACGAGTCTTCCTACGAGTATTATTCTGTTGTAAGCTATTCCCATTATTCCTCCTCCAGCGATATGCCTTCTAAGAATCTGTCAAAGAACTGTATGGGTGTTTCTCCGCTGTTTGTCATAGGATTTGCCGCGATCATTTCATCATCTCCGATGATTAGCACAATCTTTTCGTTGTCAACCAACATTCTGCAAGCTGGCTCACTTTCGGTTACTTTCCATTCGATTTTTCTTTCTTCCATGATTGCCCCCTTAAAATGCGTTATAACGCGTTTTCTTTTTTCAGATACATATTTAGTCGTATAGCGCAGAACAACGCGTTATACCTTAGATGTGCGCGTATCTTCGACAATCTTGTGGGACGTCTTGATGTAGTAATCGCCAGCTTTCTTTCCGTTAAATTCCAATGCTTTCCTTGCCCTTTCCCACGCCTCTGCGTGTCCTGATGCTTCTACTCTTATTTTTTCTGTTGTACGAGTATTCTTGTTCATCAACACAACTTCAAACATTTCATCACCTCTTGAGTATTTGCATTACCTGAGTAAGGCACTTATGCGCTTGCTCGTCGATCTCGGCATCTTCACTATCGATTCGTTCTATGAAGTTGTTTGTTGCATCTACAACTTTGCAAATAACGTCTAACCTCTCTTCAACTTCTCTCAATGCCGCTCTTAATAAATTCACCTTATCCATCGTTCCGTCAGTTCCGTAAATCTCTGAAAGATCGACCTCGAGAGCATCGGCTATTCTCTGACAAGTATTTTTCGTCGGTTTATACTCGCCAGCCTCAATACGTTGAATTGCGTCCTTATGCAGTCCTGACTTTCTGCTAAGATCCCTTCTGTTCAGTCCTCTGCGTATCCTGAACTGTCTTATTGAATCCGTGAAGACTACGTTCATATGAGCATCACTTCGAGCGTGTTCGGGTTAATCCTTGCAGACAGGTCTATTCGCACTATGAAGTCATCTTGGTACGGTTCGCAATCGACAGGACAGTACATCGAAGTGAAATCCAGCTTAGCGTGAATGTCTGTGTTTATTGATTCAGCAGACGATCGGTAACGCTTCTTCTTGTCTCCAGAGGTCTTTATAACTATTTCGCGTCCGAGAACCACGTAAGACAGCATGTTGTCTTTTGTCCTGTTGGCCGCGTGCTTGAGCATCTTTGCAGCCGTTCCATAAACAGTAAGTCTGTACCTCGTTTCGCTTATCTGATTTATTGCGGAGAATGATTCGTACTTTTGCTTTAGGAAGATTGTATTTGACTTGCTTACATCATCTAGTCTGCTAACCAAAACTTTCTTAGCTGCCATCTCAAGTCTGGCTATCCTTTCGTTAGCCTCCTTCTTAAAGTCTTTGAAATTGTCCTCGAGCAAAGCGAGGTTTTCTTTTAGAATCTCTATTTGCTCCATTACATCACCTCAACAGATTCTGCAATCAATTTGGGATTCCGAAAAACATCGCCGAGAACTTTGACGGAACACTTGACTTCATCGAACATTACCTCTCCCTTGCCGAACAGGTTGACTACATACGCTCCGCGTGTTGGCTGAAAGTACACTACCCCCCTCCCTTTTTCTGTTTCGAGTATGTCCTGATCGTAGATTTCTTTTCCTTCGCCGTCTCTAATACCGACGTTTGCCATGAGCTTGAATTGCTCAATACCAACCAGCTTGTTATTCATGAGTGTGCGGTGCTTCTTTCCGTCGAATATCTTCGCTGTGGTTTCGGACATACATACTTCAATCTTCGTAGGAGAATACATTTTCATTTCTGATAAGCTCCATATCCTAAACTTCCAGTTCATCAATCCACCTCGCTTTGCAAAATAATAGAATAAGGTAATTCCTTGTCTTTGAAAAGGTTTCTGTTTAGCATAACTGTGCTCACAAACCCTAAGAAAATCTTCAAATCAGCACATCACTCTTTAGCGTATTGTTCGAGTTTCCCCATTCTGTCGAAGGCAAGCCTGCAGATTGTTTTGTACTGTTCTTCGCTTAGAGCGTCCTTTGCAACTTCAACGAAGAGCCTTTCGTAAGTCTTACCTCTTGTGGCCTTGATCTCTGAATTGATCTTGTGCAATTTGCGTTGAATACGAATGATCTCTGCTCGTTTTGCTTTCTTCGCGTTCTTGGCCGACATAAACCACTTGACATCTGCGTACTCGCCTGTCTCCACCTTCTTCTCGATAGCACAAGAAAGCTGATGATCTATGCTCTGAATCTCTCCTGTAAGTAAGTCAATTCTTTCGAGCATTTTTTCCTTTTCTTTTTCGAGTTCAATGATGTGTCTATATACAGGAACGAACACAACAAGAGATTTGTATTCATTGAGCAGCCTTATCGCAACTTGTCCTGCAGATTCTCCACGTTTCTTACTCCCCTTTCCAATCTCGTCAGGAAATTCTTGAACTATAAACTCAATGAGTTTTTCATATTCTTTTTCGTACATTCATCTGCCTCCGTTAATCCCAATCAGAACGAGTAAGATAGCGGTCTAACCCTTCTTTGAAGTCCCGATCGTCTCCGTCTGGTTTCCAATCTCTGCCAGTTACTTCTTCTTTCTCTTTTTCTGCGTCGCTCATGACTTCGCTTTCATACGTTCCGACACATATGTATGCCAGTAAAGCCTGAGCCATAATATCTTCTGCTTTCTTTTTGCAATCTCTTATGGACTGAAGGGCTTCTGCGTACGTATCTTTTTCTTCTTCGTAGATCATATCCATCAGGTTATCTACCAATCGCTCTATTTTCATAACAGGTACGTCCGTTGACATTTGCCAGTAAGGCTGGTTGCTGAAGCACGGCTTTGCGCTCTTCGCGTATTCGGAATACTGCTTTTCCGCTTCAAGAGACACCCTTTTAATGAGATCGTTGAAAAAAGACGCTTCATGCCCTTTGCTTAGGAACTCGTCGGTATCTGTCATATATTCCTCCTCACACTTCTATGTTAGGTTTGAGAATTAAGTAAGCGGTTTCGATGTCGTTTGCCACTTCCTCAATAGCCTCGCGAGCCTTTGCGAGAGGTTTTAGTGCTTCATCAACGCACTCCTTAACGTCAACGCCATCTGTGTAACCAATTGCATTGTGAAGCGCGTCCTGCGCCTCGTCGATAAATGCTGCTGCATCTCTTAAAGTCATCTGTTCACGCTCCTTTCTGTCTCAAATCCGTAAGGGTATCTCTCGGCCCTCTTCGCTACGTTGTATTTCATAATGTCTTCTATGCGTATTCCAAGCGTTTCAGATAAATACGCAAAGTAGAACAGAACGTCTCCAAGCTCGTCTTTCATCTTTTCCGTGTCTAACCTGTGACCCTGAAAATAGACTTTCTTTATCGCGTCAGCAAGTTCTCCAGCTTCACCGACAAGCCCCATGATTCCGCACAATATGTGGTTGTCCTCATCTAATCCGTGATTTATTGTCCTGATAACATCTTCCGCAAATTCGTTATAAGTCATTCGCTACCTCCTTTCAATTCATTTCGTCTGACAACAAGAAGAATCAGTGTGATAGGCCACATGATAGATAATCCGCAAACAACCATCACATTGAGCCAAGACATTTCGTTCCAAGTTACTACCGTTAGGAAGCCTAAGAAGAAGATTGCGATTAGTACATACGCGAATAAGATCACTACTACCCCTCCAATTGTGGCAATGCGCCTATTGATTGCAGAAGAGCCTTTAACTTTGGGTCGTTAGTAACGAGAGCCTCCTTCTCTCTTTCCTTGAACTGGTTATATATTTTGATGAACTGCGCCCTTATGATCGGGCGGTTTTCGCTCGTCATATCCCTAAGCTCGAGAGAATTGAATGATTCGAGCGTCTTGTTTATCTTCCAGTCCTGATAATTCGGTGTACCAAAGTAGAAATTACCTCGTCTAATATCGTTGACAACAATTCCCCACGCTTCCTCAGCTCCCAAGAGAGGTTTTGTAGATACAAGCGCTGCCTCTCGAATGTCTGAAGGCTTAGGAGCGAAATGAAACGTCTTCATGATGTGTACTACTCCCTCTTTGAAACTCTGATCGTCAAGATCGGAGAGTGTCCTGTACCATAGGGCCGAGGCAAACTCATCATCGGCAACCTTTTCTATCTCCTTCCATACAGAAGCCATTCCCGCTAACGCTTGAGCGAAAACCTTCTTGTCGAGCATCGTCACCACTCCAATTCATTTACAAGAGTCTTCAGTCCCTTGTTCTTCTCCCTGCCGTTGTAATTGCCCTCAACAACCTTTACGAAGTTGTTTGGTCTGATGAGCCAGTCAAAGTTGGCTTTGAAGTCGTTTACTTTTCCGTTAAGGAAGTTGCTCTTTGATACCGTCTCAAAGAATTGATTCCAGAAGTCTAGCGAAGGGTATTCTTTCCATCTTGCATTAAGAAACTTCTTCCTTTGATCGGTTACTTTGATTACTCTAGGAAGTTCAGGGCATTTGCTGTTAAAGATTTCAACGATTTCATCATACGGAATTTTTGAATCTCTTTCTTTGTTAGTTTCTTTCTCTAGATCTAGTTCTTTCTCTAGATCTAGTTCTAATTCTTTATCTATTTCTATATCTCTATATCTATATCTAGAAGCGTTATTTAACGTTACGCTGTTTGCTGCAGAATATAAGTA